TGGAATGAACCCAGGATCAAAGGCTAATAAGGCTGGAACAATAACGGAAACGGATTGCGAAGGTAATGTTATCCGAACAAGCGAAGGACTGTGTATTGGACGCGGTGCTAATAAGCGAGTAGTTACTAATGAGACCATAATTGCTCTTGCTAGTCTACACTGTACGCTACACGAAATGGCTGATATAACTGGCACGAAACCAGACACGCTCAAACGATACTTTGCGGAAACTATAGCAAAGAGCAGAGCGGAAAGCAAGAGTCAAATTAGAAAGGCACAGTGGAGGTTGGCACTTAGTGGTAATGCTACAATGCTGATATGGCTTGGAAAGAATATATTGGGACAAATGGAGACACCCACTGATGCTAATAACAATGGTCCTCTACCTTGGACTGACGAAGCTGCTGACACGGGAGAAGTGTAATGGCATTGAATATGCCCCAAGTGGTGGTGAGTTCCAGCTCAAAGCGATTTAGAGTTCTCATTGCGGGTAGACGGATGGGGAAAACTTTTCTGGCAATTAGAGAGTTGGCACGATTTGCTGCTCAACCAATGACGAAGATAGCATATATTGGTCCAAGCTACAGACAAGCAAAACAAACTGTGTGGACTGATCTTAAAGCCAAGCTAGGAGCAGTCCGTTGGATACTCAAAGTTAACGAAAGCGAACTCACTATCACTTTGATTAATGGCAGCATTATAATGTTGAGAAGTGCGGAGAACTATGATAGCTTACGAGGACTGGGTTTGGATTTTGTGGTGTTTGACGAATTTGCTGACATTGCCAAGGAAACCTGGAGTGAGGTAGTCCGCCCAGCACTGTCAGACCGTGGGGGACACGCACTGTTTATTGGAACACCCAAGGGTATGGCCAACTGGAGTAAGGAACTGTTTGACCGTGGCAGACAAGATATTGAAGATTGGGAGAGTTGGAGTTTTACCACGCTGGACGGTGGACGAGTAAGTGAGAAGGAAATAGAAGATGCGATGCGAGACCTTGATACCAGAACATTCCGTCAAGAGTATATGGCGAGCTTTGAGACTTATGCTAACAACATCTATTATAACTTTGCTCATGCTCATCTCAGATCCACTCCCGCTGAAGTTACCAAGAAAGACATACTGCATATTGGAATGGACTTTAACCTCAATCCAATGAGTGCTGTGATTGCGTTGTGGAATGATCAGCATCTGGAAGTCATTGATAATATTGAGATATTTGGCAGCAACACTCAAGAACTGTGTGATGAGATTAAAGAACGCTATCCCCACAATAGACTGTGGGCATATCCAGATGCGAGTGGTGGCAGTGGTGTCACAAGCGGAGTAAGTGATCACCGTATACTACAACAGAATGGATTTGTGATCAAGGCACCCCGCAAGAACCCACCAGTGAAGGACCGTATAAACAGTGTGAATGCTGCCTTTGAAAATGCTCTGGGCGAAAACAGACTTACAATATATGATAAGTGTCGCAAACTCATAGAGTGTTTGGAGAAGCAGACCTACAAGGGCGACACAAGACAACCAGACAAGCACAGTGGCACAGACCATATGAACGATGCCCTAGGCTATCTTGTTCACTATCTGATGCCTATACGCAAGAAGCAAGAAGTTGATAAGCAAGCCTATTTTGGCGCGATATAAATACAGGACGACGAGGAATCCCAATGAGTATTGAACAGTTAAAGATCAAGCACCCAATATATACCAAGATGAATGCGAGATGGGACTTTTTATATCGCAGCTACCTTGGTGGTATTGACTATAAGACCGGCAGTTATCTGCGCAAGTATTATGGAGAAGAACAAGCTCCATACGATGCTTATGCTGCACGACTAGATGTAACACCGCTTGACAACCATATGAAGACCACCGTAGATATCTACCGCAGCTATCTATGGCGCAATCACCCTAGTAGAACGCTGGGCAACCTACAAGCTAATCCATTTGCACAATCGTTTGTGGCAGACACAGACTTGGATGGACAGGGCATTGATAGTTTTATGAAGACCGCTCTTGACTGGGCAATGGTAATGGGTAATGTGTGGATCAATATAGACAGACCCGCTACAACAGTTAACAGTGCAGCTGATGAGATTGATCTCAATATAAGAGCTTATGCTAACTTGTATACGCCACAGATGGTTCCAGATTGGACATATACAAAGCAGTTGAATGGTAGCCGTGTGCTTACCTATCTTAAAGTGTATGAACTTGTTAGTGACGATCTACACATAATCAAAGAATGGTATGAGGACCGTGTGGTTATCAGTACTGTTAAGGTAGAGCCACTAACAGGTGACTATGACACTATCCTCAAACAAGAGACAGTGTCCAATCTATTAGGACGAGTTCCCTTCATATCAATGAGCCCACAAAAGAATCCACAAGGCACTGGTGATAGTATATTGGGTGATGTAGCTGACACACAACGCAGTATCTACAACAAGCTGAGTGAACTTGAACAGACTATTAGAATGAGTGGTCATCCTCTGTTGGTTAAGACAGCGGATACTGGAGCAGTTGCGGGCGCCGGTGGTATTGTGACTATCCCAGACGATATGGATCCAGGTCTCTACCCAAGTCTACTACAACCCCAAGGCAGTGTGGAAAGTATATTGAAGGCAATTGAACACGATGTGGACAGCATTGACAAGATGACACACCTTGGGGCAGTTCGCAGTGTGAAAGGCAGTGGTATGAGTGGTGAGGCTCTCAAGACTGAAAGACAACTGCTGAACTCCAAGCTGAGCGACCTTGCTGACATTGCTGAAGAGACAGAATATAAAGTATGGCGTTTGTGGATGAGTTGGATGGACATTGCTGAACCCACTGATTTTTCCATTGATTACTGGAGAACATTTGATACGAAGGATGTAAGTTATGAGTTGGCTATACTAGAAAAGAGTCTGCTTACCGTAACCAATCCCCAGTATAGAATGTGGGCAGAAATTGAGATTGTCAAACTCACAGTTGACGATGAAGCCACAGCAGCCGCTATTATTGCCAGTATACAACAAGGCTAAATAACGATAAGCAAGGCAGCAGGTGCTGTCAAGGCTGATTAGAAACAGATGACTCACATCTATAACACGAGGTTACAGGACAATGACTGATAATACATTGGATAACGGCGGATACGACAACACTGAGGTTGATGTAGATAACGCAGCGGAAGATACTCAGGTAAGCAAAGCGTTTACTCAAGAAGATGTAAATGCAATTGTAGCAAAACGGGTGGCACAAGCAACCAAGAAGTATGAAGGGTTTGATATGGAAGAATATCGTGAACTCAAGAATGCCAAGCAAGAAGCTGATACAGCTGGGATGCTCAAGCGTCAAGAGTTTGATAAGGTGTTGAAAGCCACCAAGGAAAAGAGCGATAACGAACTCAACGCACTTCGAGGAGAACTGACCAAGGTAAGAGTTGACGGAGCACTGGTGAATGCTGCCAGCAAGCACAAGGCAACCAATCCAGATCATATTGCGCAACTGCTACGAAACAGCGTTAAGTTGGATGATCAGGGTCAGCCCGCAGTATACGATAACAGCGGCGAAGTCCGTTATAATACTGATGCTGGCACACCTTTTGGAATTGACGAACTTGTAGAAGAGTTTATTAATGCCAATCCGTATTTTAAGAGTGCGGGAAGACAAGGAACCTCGAGTTCCAGCAATACAACTACAACAGTCAGCAACGATGCTGATCTGTCTACATTGGACCTAACCCGTCCTGAGCATCGTAAGATCTACGAGAAAATGCTGAGAGAGGGCAAGGTTTAAAATTAAGGATTTATTATGAGTAACAACAGTGGTTTTAATTTAGAAAGTATGATGGTGCCAACTAAGGCAGCAACAGTATATGCAGCTCAAGAGTCGAGCCTATATCTACCAGGCGGCATTGTGCCAATGGAAAATGTTCCAGCGGGTTCAACAGTGCTACAAGTGCCTAAGTTGGCAAAAGCAGCTGGTGTAGAGACTGACAGCAAGGCATCACCGTATGCCAACGATGACTTCACTGCGAAGGCG